ACTAGAATGAATTTGACCTACGCGTTGCGCTAACTGTGGGGTAGCAGTAGCTATATACGAATCACGTTTAGAAGATTCCTTGGCAAGTGTGGCGTAAATATCATCTTGTTCTTCTATAGATGTGAAAAGCACTATGAACCCTCATACTGCAAAGCCGAAAGCAAACCAGCCAAATCATCATTAGGGAATTGACGGAACAAAACTTTCAATTCTTCAAGTGTTTCATTGAAACCAGGCAGTGTGGTAACAATACCTGCTTGCGCCATATTAGGTCCAGGTCCAAAGTCGGCTCCAGCAGTAATAGGTTCAGCAGGTCGTTCAGTAGGGCGAGTTAAACCACCCATAGAACCAGGTGCTATACCCTGTGGAGCAACATCTGTAGGGGAAGCACCCATAGGTACAGCCTGTTGAGAAGCAATCTGTGCGCCAGCCTCACCATAAGCCTGCCCTTTAGCAGCAGTAGCCGCCATTTTTGCGGCAGGGTTCTGTAAATCAGTACGATTTGAATATTCAGCCATTATGCCCCCAAAGCATTAGACAAAGCCATTACACCACCAGGCGATTGAGGTTGCGCCGCAGCACCAGCCCCACCACCAAGACGGCCAAGTAAATCACCAAGTTGAGGAGGACCAGCAGGACCACCCATACCAGCCTCCATACCCATACCAGGAGCAGACAAACCAGGCATAGTTTCAGGTGAACCCTGTGGAGCAGCAGCAGCTTGACGTGCTTGCGCTCGTTTCTGTGCAGACATAATCGCTTCAGACAAACTCATCTTGTTTGATTGTACCTGTTCAGCAATGTAAGCAAGGTCATCAGGTTGATACGGACCGTTAGGGTCTGCCGCTTGAGCCTGAATAGAAGACAACAAAGCCGCTTCAATACCTTCAGCCATAATCCGGTCACGTTCCATTTCAGGGTCTGAAATCAACGGGTCAGCCTCACGAGCAGATTCTTTCGACATAAGACCAGTACCGAGGCGTTGCCCCAAACCAACAATCAAACTGTTGACATCTGAACCTGCCGCTGAATAAGCAACATAATGGAAATCTGTTTCCCACATTTTGTTCGGTGTGTAATCCTTGATTCCCCCACCCATACCAGAAATGAAGAACGACTTAGAACTGTTACCCCAATATGTTTTTTCAATAGCAATAGCAATTTTGTCTTCTTGAACCATTGAAGAAGCAAAAATGTCTTGGGCTTCCTGAACACGGAAGTCAACTGTTGCTGCCAATACTGAATCGCCACGGCGACCAGTACGGATATTGGTACCGGATTCTCCACCGAACTCGGCAGGGATAGCACCTTCAAGGCGTTCTTGGCGTTCCAAACGGTCAAGAGCCACATCAGTCTTGTAGCCAGGGTTTGTTTGCAACTGTTGAATGTCGCCACCCTTGACAACACCAAGTTGCCCTGTTTTACCGTCAGCAATTTGGATGATTTCAGGGTTGTCACCCTGTCGTGCCACAAGGTATTCATCAGGGAAAATGCCACGCTCAATAGCAATCTCTGTCAAAGCCTGCAACCTTGCGCGTGTGTAGTACATACCAAGCAAACCGTCGAACTGGCCGTGTGGTTTGTCAAGGGTAATGCGTTGAGGTACAACAACTAACGGCATACCTGTTTTGTTGATGACACGTTCTAGTTCTACTGCTGGCGCACCCATAGAATAAGCACCAGTCATAGGGTCAAGGGTTTTTTCTGCACCCAAAACAACAGTTACAACTTCGTTGTCGCAAACATATTCAAGGATTTTGAACATTGTGTCCCACGATGGGTTGCCCACACGAAGAACACCGTTGATTGCGTCACCATAGTTCTGTGTCAACCAACGATATGTACGGCCATACGTAAAAATACAGTTGTCCGGTACAGGATTGTCAACATCTACAGATGGTGCAGGGAAGGTATCAAGTGGGTTGCGTAACTGCCATTCAGGGATGCGCTTATCAAAGTTAGGTTTGATAAAAACAGGTGAATTGCTGTATGCAAGGAGATGACGCGCACGGCGGCGCATCTTCATATTCATACGGTTCTCATCCCAAATAGCAAGCATCGCCCGTTTACGGTCACGAGCCAACTTCATACTCCGGTCTTGCCCCTCACGCAAAGCAGGGAAATACGGTGACGGCATAGTAGAAGAAACACGCATACTCATCTGGTCTAAACCCTGAACAAGCAAGTTAGCCACAGAAGAACGAGTGTTACGGTCTAATTCGTTTAGGGGAACAATGACATCGCCGTTAGCCAATTGTCGAACTTCACGCATCTGATTAAGAATCGGACCTTGTGCGTCAAGTCGTTCTTTATACAGAGCAACAATTTCTTCAACAGATTTCATTTACAACCTTTAATTGGACTTAGACAACTCAACGATAACACATCCTACTGATTAAGCCACGAAGGTCGCCACTGTCGAGGGGGCAATTTAGCCATAGTCAAATTAGGAATATTCAACACAGCCATCCACAAAGACATCACAATGTCCGTACCGTTCTTCTTATCGGTAGTCCAAGAAGTCAACTCCTGCACAGCAGCCATAGTTTTCCAGGTCACACGGTTACTAGGAAGCCTGATATTACCTGTCCTAAACAACGGAGGAAGCAAAGCCTCCACACCAAGCTTTTCATCCAGTTTGTTACGGCTCGTAGTGTGAGGAAGAATGTTCACCATACTGCGTGAAGCCCATTTACGAACAAAATCGTGCTGTAAAAGGAACCGTTGAGCGGCGTTGATTTCTACAATCCAATGAGAAATGGGGAATCCCATACGGAAAGACCGTTCCTGCCATTCATCCATAATGCCGGTATACACCCCAGTAGATGTGTTGTAGCCCAACAGTTCCTCAGCTGTCAATTTACACCGTTCAATATCAATAACGTGGTACAGGTTCAGTTCAGGTTGGTACAGCATCCACGTCAAAGCCCAAAATTTTGTGGGGGAAGGGTCAATAGAAACAATTGACAACACAGGTGGGGCAAGCCCTACAGGTATCTGGCCGTGGGTACGGTCCTCATCGATACAACCAGGGTACATAACCCCATCATCTCCTTGACCACCATAAACCCAAGTCCTATCAATCAGGTATCCATCTAAATCTAGGTTTTCTTGCTGGTAGACAACCCTGAAAATGTCGGGTTTGCTATGCCGGATAAACGATAGGTCTTTCCACGGAAGCCTTTTAGGGTCAAGTAACGGACCGTCAGGATATGGTGCCGCATCAAAGCGTTTCAACGCTCGTTTCTCCTCATCAGTACCCATATCAAGTTCGTCATAGTACGCCTTGTAAACAATATGTTTGTACTTAAAAGATTTCAATGGTTCTAATGCTTCCATTTGTTCTGGAGAAGTCACATCTGAACCGTCATACGATTCGTCAAGGTCGTCATACGAAATCTTATTTAAACAATGAGCGTATAAATCACCAGCCGACAAACGCTGACCAATCACACACAGCAAACCACCAGGGTCAACACGAGCCTCAGCGACGTTATCCCAACGTTCCAGCAACTTATCCCTAGCCACAGACTCACGAGCGTTATCCGGTGAAGCTACGTCGTCAAACAAACACAAGTCAGCACGATGGCCGATGAACTCAGCCTCAATACCATACGCCCTAACCGTAGGTTCCTTGTTGTCCAAACCGTTACCACCAATTTGTTCCACCACAAACTCGTCTGCCCTCCACAAAGCACCCTTGTCGGTAGGGCGAAAACGGCCATAGTCGATAGACAAACAACCTTCAGCGTTTTGCGCTAAACCTTTCTTCACCAACATAGGGTCAGGTTCTATAGGCATAGGGCGTTCAAGGGTTTCACGGATACGACGCGAATACAACTTAGCCATATTCTGTGAAACAGAACCAATCATAATACGAACATCCCTTTTACGGCAGATAGCCCACACAGCAACATCGTGAAACAACGTGGACTTACCAGCACCAGGAGGAACATTGATAACAACAAATTCCTTTTCCTCAGATTCAAGCCATTCAATAATTTTCAGGGCCGCTTCAACCTGCCACGGTGAAGGGACACGCCCCAAATAATGCTCACGGAAAAACCCAAAATCATCCAACCCTCGAACAGCATCATCATTCAACTGGTCATACGGAATAGCAGACGGTAATTCAATCGCTTCCATAAAAGCGTTGTACCCATCATTCTGGACACCCCCCTCTCTAGCGCGTGATTTCCTGGCACCCATCTCCTGCAAATCGTGTTCAGCTTGTAACGCTTTAGCCTTAGCAAGCCAGCGTGAACCAGTGTTCATATGGATACCAGCAACACTGCAAGCATCCTTGATGGTTTTACCTGATGCTATGGCAGCAAAGAACTTGGCTTTATCTGCCGGTGAAACTGAACGCTTTGTACCCATAAAGGGAATCTACCATTTGACTTTGTTAGCCCAATATGCGGCAGACATTTTACCTTTAGCAATGTTAGAAGCGTGACGTGCTTTAAACGCCTTGTTACGTGCAGACCCATCCGGTGAACCGACAACGCCTTGTTGACCGAAACGAATCAGTTTTACCTTGTCACCATCTTTTGCTAGAACAGCGTGAGATTTAGAAGCGTTAGGGGTTCTCTTTGGTTTGTTGTATCCAGCGAACTTTTCGCCACGATATTCAATAGCCATTACTTCTTCTTTTTAGGAGCCATCTTCATTTTTTTGCCTGACTTCTTAGCAGCCATCTTGGCATCTTTCATACCGGCATCTGTATATGGGAATTTCTTTTTTCCTACGTTTGGCATTATTTCTTCTTCTTTGGTGTCACGCCATATTTTTTGCGAACAGCGTTTGCTGCTCGTAATGCTTCTCTATCTAATTGGTTTTGCGATTTTTTGTTTTTTTGGTCTTTAACAATCGCTTCAGTAAGAAGATTGCTGTATTCACCGGAAATCCCACCACCTGAAACAAAATTAGAAAGATAACTTCTTGATTGAGCATCAATCGCTCGGTCTTCAACACCCCGTTTAGTCATACCAAAACCACTAGCACCAGTCCTGTCGGTACGATTTACTGGTGGGGTTTTTTTTGCTGGTGCTTTCTTAGCAGCAACTTTTTTCGCAGGGGCTTTCTTCGCGGCCATTATTTTAGTTCCTTCAAATATGTAGGTGGACAAAAAAACAATAACACATTCATCTGCTACACTAAAACCACAACACAGCAAGCCCTTACCGTCGGGATGACAGGCAAGGCAACCACGGCTGTATCACTATTGCAAGTGACGGGGCAAAGAACACCAGGGAACTGGGGTAGATGAACCCTGCAACCAAGCTCGATACGAGACATTAGAAAGCCCCTGTTGCGTTAGAGGTTCAAGCAGCGTAATGAACGTCATCTCATTCAACATTCCGGTGTCGGCTAAAAACAAATTGGCTACGGCGACCTTGGTATCATTCTGGTATCTAAACTGTGGGGGGAAGCCAAAGACACCCCTGTTGTTCTGCTCACTAACGTTCGCAGCTAACGCCCCTCACATTCGTTCGGGTTGTTCACTTCTTGACATCAAGACATCACGACATCACAAAGGTTTCTCCGGATAACAAGAAAAAGTCGACCACCAATATTCGCTTCTATGCCTTCTGCTCTGAAACGAGCAGGCCAAACCACCCCCAGTGACCAGCCAACCACCCACAGACACCCAACGCCGCACACCACAAAAGAGTGAAAACCAACGTCAGCAGTAATACATATAAGCCCCCCCCCATAGCCTCGGCAGACCCCCAGTTAGAGTGTGTCAGGTGCGCCTATCATCGAGTGTTATGCCGGCCTTACATACAAGATGTTGTGGTTGTTAGGGTTGCCTAACATACTAGATATGGTGTTAGCCCTGCCTAACAAAACACGGTAGGCCGCACGAACAGACACCGACTATTCCGGCAACAGACACCGACTGTCACGGACAGTCACCGTCTAATCCCCGATAGTAGCCCTCGAACAGTCACCGTATGTTCATAAGTAATCAGGCAAGGCCACCACCTAGACGAGTGGGGTGTCATCGTCGGTGTGTGGGGTGGCATCGTTGGTGGGGGTTCGTGTGGGGTTGTGGGGCGTTCTTGCTGCCGTGGGGGGTGCATCGTCGGTGGGGTGTCTCATCGTCGTTGGTGGTGTCATCGTCGATGGTGGTGGGGTGGTGTCTCGATTCCGGCGGGGTGGGGTTCGTGGGTTCGTAATAGCTTGACAAGTGTTCCACGGTTCGTGTATTTTGTGTAGTGGCGTAATAGGTGCGCCGTGTCCGTGAAAGGGGCAAACAATGGAAAACAAATATCGTGGCGAGTGTGGTGGGTGCCGCCGTTCTGTGGAGGCTCGTGAGGGCATTTACGAGAACGGTTATGTGCTGTGTTCTGAAAAGCCGTGGGATGATAACGACAGTGTCCGTAGGGCGTTCGGTGATTATTTTGATTATGACCCTGAATGTCGTGGTGCGTCTGTGCCTTGTGGCTATCTGTGGGAGCGTTTCATCGCCGTGTACAACTCGCCTGAGGCTTGTGAGGCTCGTGAGGCTAGTGAGGCCCTGAAAGAGGTGGAGCAGAGCGCAAAGCTTGCCGAAATGGTGGGGGGTGGCTTGGCAGAGTTGGCTCGTGACGCTCGTGTGCGTTCGTTGTCTGCCGTCATCGTGAAGATGTGTGGTGAGGGTGTCACGCTTGATGTATTGACGTTGGAGCAAGTGAACATTGTCGCTAGCGAGTTGCGTTCTCGTATCACTACTCGTGAGGCCAAGGAGGCTCGTGAGGCCACTCGTGCGAGGCTTGGATATCTGCCTTGCAAGCGTTGTGGGGGCGATGGTGCTTACTGGAAGATGGCCGCTAACGGTAAATATTTTGATGATGGTTGTTTTCGTTGTTACGGTTCAGGGCGTGAACCTGAACGGCCACGCAAGTAGCCACACGATTCGGGTGGGGGTCGCCCCTTGGAGAGTTCGCCACTCTCCCACCCACTACGCCCCACAAGGGGCGCAAAACAGAAAGGGCTAGAAATGGCTACCGAAACAGAAAAACACTATCGACTATTGGATAGGTCGCTAGAAATATTAGAGGAGGCAACCGGCCGCCCTTGGGAAATTCATTCCACAGGGGGTGGTTGCTCGGCGTTCGTGACTTATGTTCGTGATGGCTTTTATATGGTCACTGATGAGGGGGCTAGCGCGCCTACCCCTGATGAACTCGACAATATTTCGTTGGGGTGGTATCCGAATGATGAACGCCTCGACGGTGACATCATCGACGACATTAGCGACCTCGAAACACTCGCCGTGTGGTTCTCCCATAATCACTATGAGGGGAAATTGTTGTGATAGTAGGACAAGTATCGGGGCAATTCGTAGACCGTGGCATGGTGTGGGTGGTCACCATTGACGGCATAGCAGACACCGTGGTTGCCGTGGCTACCGACAAGGCTACGGCTTTACATTGGGCAGGGGTCAAGGCCGCCGAATACCTGAACGGCGTAGAGGTGCTAGATGAGGGGGGCAACCGTTGGAACGCCTCCACCGTTGCCGAGTATTACGGCTACCACGCTACGAAGCTTGTAATCGACGGTGAAGCCAAGCACCACCACTAGAGGGGCTTGACAAGTGTCGCCAAGTGTGGCACGATTCTATCGGGTGGTTCGTTTCCGGAACGGCACAAGGAGCAAGACCTTGCCACCCACTACCCCACAAGGGGCAAAACAGAAAGGGGCAGCAATGCCAACAGAATCAGAAACGGAATCGGCCTACACCTTATGTGTGCGCCATTATTTTGACAAGGTAAACGGTAATAGCTATTTTTCTATGCGTGTTATCGGCAAGGGTCACGACATCATCGTGCCATTCTCCTACGGCCACGGCGATTCGACGTATCGCTATCACGCTTGTGAGGCCTTGGGCATTGAGGTGCCTGGCGACATTGACGAACGCCGCGAAATGTTTACTATCGAATTAGTGAACGTGCCACGCCGTAAAGACCTACACAATGGGGGCAAGCGATGACCACGGAAACAGTATCGGCAACGGTGG